GTGTGCCTTTCGTAACAAGTGGAATATAATTTGAATCGGGGCCCAAAGCAGTACTAGAGGCGGGCACTAACACATACAAACTGACAGTACCATACGTAGATGCCACTCCCTCATTTTTATATCCAAGAATTCTACCATGGCGCACAATATTGTTATATTGATACGCGGTGTCCATAAAAGTTTCATTAACATTATAATCTAAATAAAACGATAACTGATCGCCAACATATGCGACCGCATCAATCATCAAAGCGCCAAAAGACGCTTCGCTCCAGTCTCTAAAGGAATCGGGATACAACCTTTCAGCTAATTCCATCAAATCCTCGCGAATTGTGCTGAACTCACGATGAGTGTAATCGATTGGTACTATTTTATTCTGATCGCTTGACATTAAAAAATCCTCATTTTTAAGTAGTTAATTCTAATAAATCTGCTATTCCTATGCTTGGAATAGAATATTCTATTGCAATGCCCAAATAGTTACTATCCGGGTCAGTAGTGCCAAACGTAATGTTACGAATTTCAACTGCCGGCAAATAAATCCCTGCTTGTTCTCTAATTTTGCTACTTATCTGCGACATTGTATTCTGTCCGAAATTCTCAAAAAGATATCTGGAAAGACCAACGCCAAAATTTGGTTCCATAACGCGTTCGCCCGGAATCGTTAATATGAGCATTTTTAAATTTTGCTTGACCAGGGTGTTAAGATTCTTAACCATTGTAAAGCCGTCAGCTAAATCTGTCTGCAGTGGGAGAGCAACTCCAAAAGACGCCATAATTTTTCTACCTCTCTGTAATTATCACTTAATCTTTCTTTTCACACATTTCTCCATCTGCATTAAATGGATTTGTGCGAAGCATTCTTCTTTTCCAGAACGGAAGGAGGTTTTGTCCTGGCTTCACTTTGAATCTTGACTTAAATTCATTAGTTATCACCGTGCCACCGCTATCTGACGAATCGCCGGCGTTGCTAGGATCAAAATCTCTAGAATTGTAATAGCTCTTAAAAATCTTTTTGATTCTGCTTTTAGAATTTCTCAACAAGGATTGATCCCAATTATCCCATTCTAATACCCCTATGCCGCCAAAAATGCCGGGATCGCGATCCAATTTGCTTGCCCAGCCGCCACCGTCTGGTTGTGAAAGTGTTTCGCCATCCGGGCCCTCTTCATCTTCAGAGGTATCTGGTCCGGAGGGATTTGGCGGATAAATAGCAGCCTGACCCTCGTTGGTGGAATCTTCCTCTCCAAATGTTAAAGCCACACCAGGCTTCGTGTAAATTGTGTTCTGGTCGCCGGCAACGGGGCCGTCATCCGGATCAATTTGATACGAATACGGACCAATGGTTTCGTTATCTTTAACCATCTTCTCACCAATGGAAGGCAAAAACGCCAGTCCATTATAAATGGCTAACGTGGCTGTAATTTTCTTTAGCGGAAAGATATATTGCGCAATTAATTTAAACTTGTCGTCTTCTTTAAGTTTATTTATCAAACACAACAGCAACTTACTATCACCTTCAAGTGGATCTATTTGCGCCAATGGGCGATCTAGAGCATCCACTTCAACTTCTGTTATTGTATATTGCGCGCCATTAATTATAACAGAAAATCTCAATCCGTGTCTTACGCCCAATTCTCCATCAAGACCAACAACTCTGCCGTTATTGTTTGTTACCATTTCTAAAGTGCCGGGGTAAACGTCAGAAATATTTTGAGCTTGGATCCGAATCGCCCGTTAAAGTGCTTACAGCACTAGACGGCGCCGAGGGCGATCCGTTGACGCTAATATATTTTTCAATAACAAACGGCTTGCTTGTGTCGTCGGTGTCAACATCTACACTTCCGTATTCTGTAATGTCCCCAATCGGAACAATAATCTTTTTAGCCATTGGGGTTAGCGTCTCGCCCTCGACACTGTCGCCTTCATATTCGCCAGTTACATATATGGGGTTGCCATCTTCTGTCTCGACATGATAGTATCCCACATATTCTGTGCCGTCTGCGTTTGCGAATTCGCTTCCGTTTGTATAATATCCATCGCCTTCGGTGGGGAAATCTGCGTATTCTTCTTTAATCTCTTGATCGAGTGTCAAACTCTCACCACCTTGTGACAAATATTGTAGAAGATAATAATCCAAATCATACACAGTTGGCGTCATGCCTACGATTTTAAGATTTTCTATGAACTTCTCGCCCATAATGTTTAGCTGCTCAATAACAAGCTCTTTCAAAACTATTTTGGCATCTTCCTCTGTTGCTTGGATGGCTTCAAGATTCTTTTGCTGGCGATATTCTTTCAAGGTCTTAAATCCGGCGGCAAATGTTGCTGCTGCAGCTGCCGGTCCGAGGGTGGCGGCGGCTGCGATATCTCCTAAATCAATCGATTGTTTCAAGTCTTTCTTATATGGATAGTGATACCGTTCCTGCGCGTCATTAAGCCGCACTAGTGCTTGTACGACCGCCGGGGGCGGATCGCTTATATCCCCACTGTCTACACGTCGAGAATAAAGCTGGACAGATTGTTCCAAAAATGCATACCAGAATTCGCTATCCTTGAACGGGTTAAATGCCTCCCATACTGCCTTTTGCGCATCTTTAAGAGATGCTTCCATCTCTTCTACGAGATAGGCCGCGTAAATATTACTGAATGTGTCTGGAAATTTTGGATAAAACTTAGTAAATGTTGCCATGGATTTAATAAAAAAGGTACTCACATAAACTTTAATGGCGCCGGTGATAATGCTTTCTAATCCTGACTTTGCAGCTCTTCCCAAAATTCTCGCATAAGGCGTCTCCACGACACAATCCGGATCTGATTTCAGACGTTCGTCTTCTGGAATAGTGGGGTACGAATTCTCTACCTTTTGCTGAATCTCTTCAAAATCAATCAAATCAGTACTATATGGCTTGCAGGGGCTTAAATCCGGAAACATCACATCTATAAACCCAAGCCATCCTTTGTTTTCTAGTGGCTTGATATAAAGCGGGGGATTCATATATGAGCCACCAAAGGTATTAGGATCAAGATAGATTACTCGATTGTTATCGGGATTTTCAAATTGCATCCTACTGATGCCCATAATCTGATCATCATTTCTAATTGTACGCGTAGTGCCTTCGTCGTCCTCAAATTCCACTTCATAGTAACTGGTACCAGCTTCATAATCTCCTATTGCTTCTTCAATCACATATTCAACATCATCAAAAGATAGGTCATCATATGTGGCGCCATATAAAAACGCGTCTTCATTGTTGGCAACCAAATCTATGAAATTTTGCGTTATAGAAGACATTATTTCATCATAGCTGCTTTTGATGTCGCTTTTTCTTATGGTTCGACCACCAATCATTTCACTTAGTAAAACAACTTGCGGAAGGTAAGTTTGTTTAGTGGTAAATGTGGAAAGGAATTCCGGGTAAGTGTCTAAATCTATTTCTTCCAAAGTAGAATCGCTAGCGACAAATTCAAATCTTCTAACTTCGCTCTTGTTAACGTCGTCGTTTTCCGGTTTAAGTAACATATGTGCAACGAGCCAACGGAGGGGGTGATATCTTATCCAAAGATCGGGAATGCTGGCGGCCAATCTAGTATCTATTTTTGCGGCGGTATTTACTACATCATAAATTTTAATTCTAACATTGTCATCAAAACGATTGTGTTCCCCTGACGAACCAGATACCAAATCAGACAAATAAAACTCTAAATCAAACCCATAATAAAACATACTATCAACCTCATCTTCATCCCAAAGACCTTTACAATTATCTCGGAAGCTTAATGTCATATCAGCGGTGGCTTTTCTAGCTTTTTCTAAATAAATTAAATTCTCATTTTCGGCGTCAACACGAACTTCCACGTTGTATCCCAAATCTGGCATTTTCAATAAATTAACTCCCCCTCCAAAAGTCGTAACGCCGGCATCTTTTAGTGATTTGCTGGATTTAATATCCCCTTGTAGATCATTATACGATTTAAATTCCGCAATCATTTCTGTCTGCATATAATCTTCTAGCCAATCAGCCACTTTATATGGAAAGGCGCCCCTTTGTAAAAAAGTAGGTGGATTTATTGATCCCAGAGCGCTGAAAATATCTCCGAAGGACAAGGTCTCCTCGCTGCCCGGCTTATCAAGATCGAGCCCGCCCTCGGTATAAAAATCAACATAAAACGGATTATTAGATACCTTCCGCGTATGCGCAGTGTAGGGATTGCCCATAGTATCAGAGAGAATCATGTTAACGAGCCCCCATTTACCTTCTCCGGGTCCGTTCCCAAGCATATCGGTTGCAAAATCAACTTTTAATTGTTCTAACATTCCGTTCAAAGCGGTGGTAGCAGTTGCTGTTGCTTCTTCGGTTTCATAAGGGATTAGTCCATCATCACAGCCGGGTTCAGAAAATAATGGCGGCAAATCAACAGCAGGGCTTTGCAGGGCATTGGCCAAATCTTCTAAATCGCCAAGAGGTCGTTCACAAAGTTTTGCAATTTGATCTTCTGTCGCGCGGCCATCTAATATTTCTGCCCGGAGTGCGCAAAAATCTTCTATTTGTTCCGGTGTCGCACACAAACTAGGATTAGCCGGAAGCATATCGTCGTCAGGCAAGCCGTCAACAAAGTTACTCAATTGATCTCTAAAATCTGCCGGCATCAAGTTACCCATATTTCCAAAGAAACTTCTAACATCTTCTTCGGTTCCCAACGCAGGTTCAAAATCGGGGTATTCATACTTTACCAATGTACTAACAACCTTTGTGAACTCAGATGAAGGATTTCCTAAAAATGCGTTACTTAATTCCATTCTACTAGTGGCTGCAGAAATATCTCCAGCAAAATCAAGTACTTGTTCTGTATCTGCCAATGCGGACGCTCCCAGACCCAGATCTGCAAACATGTCTACAACTGTGTTATCGATTTGTTCTGAATCAACATCGCCACCACAAATAGATTCGTTAATGACATCGACTATATTAGTTCTACCGGTTGCTCTAGCCGGCAATGATTTAGCAAGATCGCCGGCGAGACCTAGGGCGCCACAGCTAGCATCTCCCACAGTTTTACACACCTTCATCATCAATTTCATTAAAATGTTGAAAAGTGCCTCTTGAATCGCCCCCTTGGCTGCTTCAAAAAAAGCGCCGGCTAAATCAGGCCACTTAGGTACCCACCAAACAGGATTATCTAGAGGAGGCAAACTAATTGGATTTACATTTTGGCAGAAAGGTACTTCTACATCTTTAATCCAATCTA